TCAACGGTAAAGGCTTCCGGCAACTCAACGGTAAAGGCTTCCGGCAACTCAACGGTAAAGGCTTCCGGCAACTCAACGGTAGAGGCTTACGACAACTCATATATAAATTGTCGCTCGACCATAGAATGTGTTTTAAAAGACAATTCCATCGTTCGAAAATGGGATACTAACACTATTCAGTACGTTTCAGATAATTTGAAATTCGAAAAAAAATACTAGTGTAATCAGATATATAGTTACCATAGTTAGTTACCATAAAATGAAACGAAGGTATTACATAACCCCCTCCCGCCTCGATAACATGACCGTGAGGAAGAACGGGAAGGTAACAAGAACGTTGAAGGGAGGGGAGCTGTACACCGGGATAGAGGCTATAAAATACAACATCCTCCACCTCCTATCACCCGTTGACATGGAGATCGAGGACACTTTTACAATGGATGGAAGAAGGTACAAGAAACTAGTTTAAAAACATAACATCATGAGACACAAGAAATTATCACAACAAGACATCAAGAATATCCGGGAAAGATTACTAGAACCTCTCACGAGCAAGATAGAAGACATCAAGAAACAGATCGGGGAAAGGATGGTTAAAATCATTGACGGGGAGACACCAAGAGAATTGCTACCTTTCGTGAAAGAGAATAGCGGTTTCGTGAAAACGACAAAATACATCTACCTGTGGAATCTCGATTACAGCGACAAGTACATCACCCTTGGCGAGTTCGTGTCAGAGAACGACACGGTGATAGACAAGGCGTCCATGCAATGCGAGGACATGGTGAACCAAATAAAGAGCGTGAAACAAGACATCAAGCAGATGACTAACAGGATTAACTGCACTCTGAACACGATAGGAACCACTAGAAAGCTAGAACAAGAATGGCCGGAGGCTTACAAGGCGTACCTTGAATCCATTAACATGGAGCCAGAAGAAAAAGATAACGGGTGCGATCAAGTGGAAAGCCTGCGAGCCGAGCTATCACAACTTAAACCAACCGGGAATGATTGATTACGTCATGTTATTATCGAGATTGATCTCGTGGGGAGGACTCCTGTTCAGTGCCGGGTTCTGGATCGCCTGCGAGAACGAGGGGGAAATGATACTGGGTTTCATGGGAACCGTGGCGTTTCTCACCCTCACGATTAGATTACACCCCCAACCCTTTTATCGTTTTCTAAGATGGATAGGATTAAGAGACGACAAGTTCGACAAGTGACCCCCGTCATGGAGGCTGACATCATGGCGTTGCTATCCGTTGGAATGGACAAGAAGGTAGTCGCCAGCGTGTTCAACGTGTCACTTAGAACGGTTTACAAGATACAAGAGAAAGATGATGGAAATTAACGTTGACAACCTCATGAAGGAACTACGGCTCGTGGAGGGGAGCCAGAAGATGATAGCCGTGGCCTTGAAAATGGAAGAAGTCCCCCTCCCCGTGATCGAGAAGGTAACAGGATTCGACAAGAAAGCCGTTTACAGGCTCTACAATCAATTATCTTCCCGCTTGACGAGCAAACTATTGATCGAGGTGAAAAGAGCAGTTCTGTACGCCTCTATCAAGTTCAAGGTTTACAAGTGTCTCGGGGTGGTGGTTGTCACGATGGAAAATGACATCCCCCCATCCAAGTTCCGGATGTTCCCACCCACCCGCAAGCCGGAAGACATTCGTTCATTCATGGACAAGGGAATGTTCGAGAGGGTGAGACTAGAAGACACGGTGTACGGGAACAAGACTTTCAGTCAATTACTAAGTGAATAAATATGCAAGTAGAACTACCACCACCGATCCTGTTTTCCAACAACGAGGACAGCGAGACGGCAAGAAGATACTCCCTCGTTCGAGATGACAGGTATCACAACCCTTGTTACTTGAGCGTTAACTTCTTGAAAGATAACATGGAATGGGAGATAAAATACGATTCAACACTACGGGTGACCGGGTTCACGTTGAATCAAGTTATTTACAAGATGAATTCTTTGTTAAGAGATAACTGGATAATATGATACACACGATAAGAGGAAACATAACTCAACTTATAGAGTTGCAATCATTGCTGGACGCTCACGGGTACAAGAACACGTCAACTATTAAGAAAAAATTAACGGTTGGTTGCAAGGCTAGATGCATTCACGTGAGCATGGACTTGAAAAAATACAAGACGACAACAGAGCTAGTGCAGCCCAGCCTCACCTTCGGCGTGTTCATGGAAACGCACGGGAGGAAGTTAAGGAATGACGAGGCCCTCTGCAACGAGATCATGAAAGAGGTTTTCGATTTCGGATGCCTCATGAAGGGTGACAAGGAGAGGGTGGCGAGGTGCATGATAGAATTTCACAAACGTAAACTGCAAACTTATGGAGACACAGAAGTTCATGGTAACGAGTAAAAGGAACGATTACCTGTACGCATACCATACCGAGTACGAGGTGGGGGATGACAACGACCGGGAGATAGCGATGAAGGCTATCGAGAGATGCAAACCCCCTCTCCTTGACCTGAGAATAGAGGAGGTACCGAACCGTCCCAGACGATCCATGCTCGTGTACACGATAGAGTTGAAGTATGCCGAACTCGTGGACTTGTGTTACACGCACAAGATAAAAATGTATTTTGATATTGATTTTGAATACCCTATAATTGAAATTTTATGAAAACAGTTACAGTTCCATTCGATTTAGAAATGGCGAGGAAAATCCAGAACGGTGAAGTGGAGGGGAAAATAATGGATAATTATAAAACCGAGTACGAGATAAATGATGCCAAGGGCAATTATCCCATGATAGGTGTTTATTTTAACGAAGAACATAATACCTCTCACGCTCGTTCATTTACCCATGATGGTAAGTACTTAGGTCATGATTCAAGTTTCGATTTACAACTGGAATTACCCTGGTACTTAACCTACGAGGAAGGACAATACGTGACTATCGAAACAAAAGGACACACGTACGTGCGACATCCTTAATGACAGGACAGACAAGTACGTGAATAGAGAAGTCAAGTATGATGAAGCCGGACAAATATCAATAGACGGGATAAACGTAATACTTCTTCGGGGGTGGGGACACTTAACCGGATGTGATGCTTTAAACCTACCCGGTCACGAGGCAGCTAAAATACAAGATGACTTTGGGGAGTGGATAGTAAAGAAACTTAAACAAGAGATATAATCATGGATCAAATAGTAACTTTAGAAACGGCAAGACTGGCCGAGGAGGTAGGTTTTAACGGGAAGGTATTACACTTTTACAATCATGGTGAAAACAAGCTTATACCTATCACACTATTAATATCCCCACCCACCCCCATATCAGTAGAACATTTGGAAACAACTCCTGCAACGTTACCCGTTGATTGTGTACCTGCCCCCACCCAAACCGATTTATTAAGGTGGTTAATGGAGAAGTATAATTTGGTCGTCACGGTACAAATAGACAATGTAGTAGGATATTATTACGAGATTTACACGACCCCAAATATAGGGAAAGTAGAATTAGTAGCAAATTGCTGGAAATCATGTGTAGAATACATTGATACTATGGAAAATGCCTTGCAAGAGGCTTGTAAAATAGTTAAAGATAGGAGGGAAAATGAGTAATATTGTAGCATCTCTTGCAATTATACTTATTGGATTTATAGTATGTTGTGCATCATTACTCGTGAAAGGTGAGCGTGGGCAATCATCATTATCATGCCTTGGTGGAATATTAATTGGCTTTGGTTTTTGCATGATTATACTTCTCAATAGACCAACAGTCTTGGATTTCATGAGGGGGAAGGTGGACGTGAACATACAGGAAACGTACGTTGATTCCATCCTTATCAAGAGGGACACGATAATAACTTACAAGAAATAAATGCCACTATCATGAAAACATTAGAATTAAAAAAGATGGCCGAGTACACGTGGTGTAGAGACTACCTGTTACTCAAGAAGCTACTTGATGAAGGCTGGGGAGGCATCATTGCCAGAACCTATTTTAGCGTGGATATGTCATACAAGTCGGTAACACGAAGATGGTACGAGTACAGGGTGGGGGGGATGCCGATAACGATGGGGAATCTTGAAATTCTTGAACCTAACGACCCATCCATCTCGATAGAGGAAAAATTCGAAAGAATATGCGAGAAAAATGAAGTTGAATTTTTAATACCGGATAATTATGAATCCAGATGAGATAGAAAAACTGAAACATTGCTTCGTGTATAACTCGATGGAAAATATCAGGAACTTGGAGGTTATAAAAGCGATGGCAGATATTATCGGGATATGTGCTGGGGATGGGGTGGAACTAGATTGCTTAAAAAAACTTCGTAACCACATCTTATTTTCCACCCCCGCAAAAACTTTCGTGGAAATGCTAATAAAGAATATAAATAACCAAAAAGAAATCGAATCATGTTAAACATCAAGATTTTCAAGAACACCCCCTCCAACCTGTACGTTGGTATATACCGTAACGGGATGGTAAGTATTTACAAGGACACGATGGATTACTTCCCCGGTCGTGATGGCATCACTATCGGGATGGGAGATGACGGGAGACTTTATTTCAAGTTCACCGTGAAAGATAACGATTCATTCAAGATAAAACGTAGCAAATCGGGATCGGCCTACGTGAACACTTCCAATCTGTTCTCCATGAATAACATCGACAAGAACGAGTACGTGGGTAGGTACAATTTAATACCGGTAAACGACCCGAAATACAAGGGATTCTACGCCCTTGAATGGGTCGCCGATCCTACCCTCAAGAAGAAAGAAATCAAGGAATTCGAGAAAGAAGTTGAAAAAGCGGTGGGGGAGGACGAAAAAGATTTGCAACGAAAGTTGGAATTTAAAGATTAAGTCGTATATTTGCACTGTTACTGCACCACTCCAAATAAAGTAACGATGACATGATAAACTTTTTCCTACTAATCATATATTAAGTAGAAAACCCCGGTACTTGAAAGGAGTGGCTCAAGGCCGGGTTTTTTAATGCCCGGCAAGGAGGGAAGTAACGAGGGTTATTTTGGAACCACCCCTCCCCCGGGCAATCACTCTTGAATATTCAAGCCGGCCCAAAAGTTCCAACTGACGGTGATGATCCCGAGGAAATCCAAGCAATGCCGGACGACGACAACTTGGTCCTTTGCATGGTCGAGAGACTATTATACTAACTCCCCTTTCAAGGTAGGGTCAGGATCAAGCCACGATGGTCTCTAGTGATGAGACTCATCATAACCATGCTGGTTCTCGTTCTTCCCTTCTTGCATCTCCTCCTATCATATATACAATTATGGTAGTAGTATGCTAAACTATATATAGTACATCTAGTATATATGTAGTATATATAGTAGAGAAGATGTTAAGGCTTTAGGGTGGCAGTGGGTATCATGCAAGGTAAAGAATCGCCATGTTCTTTGAATTAGTAAGGAAAAGTATTAACTTTGAGTGAAAGTAAACTCATATTTCATTTTTGTATCATAGTTTTTAAGTAGTTTCCAGCGTTCCGACTCCAGCAGATTATCCGGAATATTATAAAACAATCGTGGAAAAAGGAAAGTTATCGGATGCTTCTATATTAAGACAACCTTATGGCTACGATTATTTACAACGTTATACAACTTTTGCTTGTGGTGGTGAAAAAGAACGGATTGCTTTGGAGGATCGTTTGGAATGGTTGTCAAGTGATCCGTTGAAAGCTGAAATGATTCTTTGGGAGATGGAAAAGTGTAGGAAGTATGAAGATTATATCAAGCTTTTGGATATATACGGGAACTATTTGACAACAGTTAATCATCAACAACGATTAGATGCTGTTTCGGCTAAATTATACAAGGGTGCTGCCGGAAAATTAGCATCTATGCACCAAAAAAGAACCAAACAACTGCAAACAATGAAAACAACTGCAAATAACAACACCCTTATAAACCACTGTAATAAAGCCGTTTTCTTTGCACTTGTTTGGATGTTGTTTTCATTTCACACCTTTACATTATAAATCTGGAAAATCTATTGACTAAACTAAAGTTCAAATTAACCTAAAAACGAACTAAAAGAATCGATTTAAAACTTTCTTCGGTATTTAATCATAGAAATATCATAGTGAACGGAAAAAATCTCCTGCTTTTATCTTTTTATTGCATAATATTTTATATCTTCGCATCTCAAATAAATCAATCTATACACAGTATGGATAAACCCATGAATAGAATCAAAGAGGTGCTTGAAGAGAAAGGCATCAAACAGACCTGGCTGGCAGAGAAACTTGGAAAAAGTTTCTGTATTGTCAATTCCTACGTATGTAATCGACGACAGCCAAGTCTAGAAGTGCTTTTCGAAATTGCAAAAATTCTTCAAGTAGATCCCAAAGATTTAATTGATAGTGATGAAAAATAATAAACAACAATATACATTCATTGATTTGTTCGCCGGACTTGGGGGCTTTCACCTCGCCTTGCAGCAATTAGGGTGTAAGTGCGTCTTTGCTTCTGAAATTAAAGATGATTTAAGAAAATTATATGCTTTAAATTTTCCAGAGACCCCAATTTATGGCGATATAACAAAGATCAACCCGGAAGACATACCTCCACATGATATTGTATGTGCAGGCTTCCCTTGTCAACCGTTTAGTCAAGCAGGCAAAAGAGAAGGTTTTAATGACACTAAACAGAGAGGTACGTTATTCGACTATATTTGTGCCATCGTTGCTGAACATAGACCCAAATATCTTTTACTCGAAAATGTGCAAAACCTCAAGAATCACGACAACGGTAATACATGGAAAGTAATACAAGAAAAGTTAGCTGCGCTAAATTATGATGTGAAAGCTGACATTCTTTCACCACATCAATTTGGACTTCCCCAACATCGAAAAAGAATTTTCATTGTTGCTATTGCCAATGAAAAAGGTTCTTTAGACCATTTTCGTTTCCCTGTTGCTCAGAAAGGCGCATCGCGTTTTTGCGACATCAATAAGGTTATTGATGCGAGCGATACTAATATCACAAAGCTAAAACCTGAAACAAGGCTTCAACTTGAAGTTTGGCAAGAGTTCATTGACCAAACTATCGCGCACGGCGATACTATACCGTCATTCCCTATATGGGCCATGGAATTTGGAGCCACATATGATTTCAAAAATAAAGCCCCTGTATTCCAATCTCTTGAAAATTTGCAAGGCAAGCTAGGAAAATTGGGGCAACCCATAAATGGACTGACAAAAGAGGCTTGCATAGCACAGTTACCCAACTATGCTCAAACCACAACTTCACTAATATTTCCAAATTGGAAAATAAGATATATCGAACAAAACCGCAAATTTTATGAACGAAACAAATCATGGCTTGATCCGTGGATTGAAAAAATTCGCAATTTTGAAAATAGCCATTTGAAAATGGAATGGAATTGCGGTATTACGGCTACTCCTACACTTGAAGATAAAATTATCCAATTCAGAGCTTCGGGTATTCGTGTAAAACTACCCAATTTCGCACCTGCACTAAATTTGGTAGGTACTCAAATTCCTATTTTTCCATGGGTAAAATTACCCGCTGAGATTCTATCTGAGGGAGAGCCCAATAAAGGTCGCTATATGACAATCCGTGAAGCCGCTGCAATTCAAGGTATGCAAGACTTGAATTTTAGCTCGCTTTCATCTACACGAACTTTAGAGGCCTTGGGTAATGCTATAAATGTAACATTGGTACGCCGTATCGCAAAACTCCTATTGAACGATGAACAACAATAAAGTTTCCATAGCTACCAAGCCATTAGTCTATTCTGCTTTTCGTTACATCGAAAATAAGGTATGGAACGCTCTTGCAGAATATGTAGATAATGCTGTGCCGTTGTTTTGCTTAGCAGACTTGTGCAAGGTTTTAGAATTGACAAATCCTAGTGAAGTTAAAAACAGGCTAGACAAAGACGATGTGCAATTAATTGATTTACACGCCCTAAATTCTAGTGAGGGTATAACTGGTAATTCAATGGCAAACTTTGTTACTGAATCTGGATTCTATGACGTGATATTGCAAAGTTCATCTCCACGTGTTAAGCCTTTCCGTAAATGGGTAACATCAGAAGTTTTACCAGCTATAAGAAAGAATGGCGGTTATATGTCTACTAGTAACAATGATACCCCGGAAGAGATAATGGCTAGAGCAGTCATGATCGCCCAAGAGACTATCAAGAGAAGGGAACAAAGAATCGAGATGCTAGAGCAAGAGAAAACGTTGCTCACGGAGACGATAAAAGAGGCCGCCCCCAAGGTCGAGTATTTCGACAAGGCGATGTCATCGAAGAGTTCATACACCACCACCCAGGTGGCGCAGGAGTTCGGTCTATCGGCCAAGACGTTAAACGCTAGACTGGCGAAGATGGGCGTTCAATACAGGCAGGGTGGGGCGTGGATACTGTACGCCAAGTACCAAGGCAACGGGTACACTCACACCGTGTCCGTCCCGTACATGATGGCTAACGGGGAACAGGGGACACAAATACAGACCCGGTGGACGGAGAAAGGTAGAAAATTTTTACACGACTTACTAGATAACAAATGAATGTTTTAATAGCTTGCGAGGAAAGCCAAACGGTATGCCTCGCTTTTAGAAAGAAAGGACACAACGCTTACAGTTGTGATATAGTAGATTGTTCAGGCGGTTATCCTGAATACCACATCAAGAGAGACGTTCTTGAAGTGATGAAAGGCGGGACGTTCAAGACGCAGGGGGGGACAGGAGGTGACGATAGATAAATGGGATTTGATGATTGCCCACCCACCATGCACTTTCTTGTCATCTAGCGGTGCTTCATGGTACTATCACCCGGAAGACAAGGGGCTACCAGTAGAGCAGAGAAGACCTCACCCCAGATACCCTAACAGGGCCAAGGACAGGGATGATGGCAAGAAATTTTTCATGGAATTCGTCAAATCTGACATCGAGAAGATCGCCATAGAGAATCCCGTGGGAATCATGAGTACATGTTACAGGAAGCCCGATCAAATCGTTCAACCTTTCATGTTCGGGCATGAGGCTCGGAAAGCGACTTGTTTATGGCTCAAGGGACTTCCCAAGTTGACTCCCACCAACATCGTGGGTGAGGGGGAGATAGCGATAACTAAAAGTGGGAAAAAGATGTCTAAATGGTATTACGATGCGATTTCTCTCCCAAAGGAAGAGAGGCAGAGACTAAGGAGCAAGACATTTCAAGGTATTGCTGACGCAATGGCCGATCAGTGGGGATAATTTCTTATCTTTACATCAAGTTTAAACTTCTAAAATAATGATCATGAGAAAATTAATGTTCCGGGTGTGGGACTTGTCAACGAGTACCCTCCTACCCACCTCCGACGGGATAATGTTCTGGAACGTAAGCAACAAGAAATTCGGGGTAACCAACTTCTTGATGGACCAGAGATACCTCGTTACCGTGCTGTGCCTTAGAAACGGCAACACGGACATCTACGGCCTCGACGTGGTTAAGGTGTGGCCAAAGGATTACATCTCCATCAAGGAGGCGAAAGAGAGTAACGCCCCGATCCAAACCGTGCTGTGCGACCTTGACGGGTTCGTGACGGTAGAGGGAGAGAAGATACACGTTACCGAGTTACACCATCATTACAACTTCTCCGGGGAGGGATTCGCCGCTTACTCCGACACGTACAAGGAGATGTTCTGGGATCAACTGTCAGAGTATGGCATTCATTAAGGTCCCCCTGATCGAGGAGAAACTAGACATTAACGTGAGGGTTTACAATCTAACCCTCACTTCTTTTCTAGCCGAGATCATGGAAAACTACATCGTGGAACTGGAAGATCACGTCAAGAAAAGCGGCCTTCACGTGAAGAAAAACAAGTTCCACTGCAACGAGCTGAAAAGAAACATCAGGATGTGGATAAACCACAGGTACATGGAGGTGGGGAGGGAGTACAGGGATTTCCTGACCACCCAGCTAGATGACCTGTACGATGACATGAGACACGATTACACGGTGTTCTTCTACTCCGTCAAGAGGTTCTTCGACAAGAGAATAGACGACTCGAACGAGACAACCACCCTCGCCCTCCTCGTGCTGATCATAAGCATGGCCTCCTACTTCCAGATCAAGGAGGAGGATTTCAGCAATTACGTCAGCGAGCAATTCAAGTGCCACTACGTAGTGAAAAGTAACTACATATCCAATATAGCTCGACACGCCACCATGTTCCTTAATTCTTTCAAGCACGATAACGTGGAACTAGTGTTCGAGAAAGAGCCTGATATTCAGGCAGCATGGGACATTCTTGACTACAAGTTGTCTCATGTAAAGATAAATCTAGTAGATGATATCAAGTAGTTTATAGTATTTACCTATATCATTACACGTGTCAAATAAAGTACGTATATTTGTATTATAATTAAACTAAATGGAAAACATGATAACTATATTCATTGTAATAGCCATTGCCTTGCTGGTATTCCTGTTCTTCGTGTTAAGGAGCGCTTACAGGAACTCTCACGTCCCGGTGGGGAGCGTGATTAAACGCAAGGGCATACTCTTCAAGGTGAAGAGGTACAACAAGTCGGATCATATCGACAAGTGCTTGAGATGTGACATGAGGTTCTTCCCCTCCATCTCCGGTTATAACGATCATTGCTGCGTCAAGGTCCCGTTCTGTAACGCTAGCGAGAGACGTGACAAAACTGACGTGTATTACGAGCTAGTGGGCAAGAACTGTGGTTTCTTTAACAAGGAGGAAGAGTGACATGGAGCAGTTGATAATGACGCCTAGGCTCTTCAAGGAGTTCGGTATACACGTTTGCGATGACCAGATCATAAGCACGCATCGTGCCTGTCCCAAGAAGATAAGGGGATTGCTTGACAAGACCATAGTCCTGCACGATAACGGGGAGGTGATGGCCATGAAGGATTATTTCAAGTCCATCATAACAGGTGATGGCAGCCAGTGCAGGATGAAACGATTATCTAACGGGGACAAGTCAACGAACGAGATACGAATACTGGAGAGGGGAAGGTTCTGGAAATCCGTGTTATTCAGGGGAGGGACGATAGTTAACGACGTGAACTCCAACATGCCCTTAATATCTTACGTGAACGATTTCAACGGGATAAAGGTATGGTTCGAGGACACTCTTGACGTTTTCCCGTGTAACTACAAGGGGGTGCTATCCTCCCTGATCCTGTACCTGACAAGTAACGTTGATAGCACTTACTTCTCCCCCTCCTTCCCGGACAAGTGTTCGGAATCTTGCTGGGGTGACCCAAGGTTCGTGAACAAGGTGAGGGGATTGATGCACCATCATATCATCCGATCGTTCAAGTTAAACCACCAGACAAGGAAGTATAACGAGTGGAGACACCCGGAGTTATTCTACAACGGTTGGAACGCCGCAATGAAGGACCCGCAAGTGTTCTACATCGTGGCCGATCTTAGACCTGACAAGGAAGGCATAGTTAACACTAGGGATTACAGGTTCGATTGCACGGCGGAGAGACTGGGATTGTGTCAAGACATGGCGAGAGAAGCGGCCATAGTTTACAACACGCTGGTCTTGCAGGGGTGGGACCAGATTTCTCCCAACGAGACGTCTTGCGAGAACTGTCCTTTCAAGTGCAAGATAGCCAATGAAACAAAAAGAATATAAGAGACCGGGGGTGAGGAAGCCCGAATCGCCACGATCGGTGTCAACTTACAGCAAGTATCATCACACGATAGACCGGGAGATAGATAACGACAACATCTGGTACATCGAGATTAACGGGAAGAAGGAACGAAGGATACCCGTCACCCTGTCGTCGTGGGAAGAGATGAAGTTCAAGGCGAAAGAAGACTTGCACGCCGAGGTTATATTGAAGTTTATCGGGAAATCTGGAAGACACGTTGAACGTTTTAAAGATTAAGCAAATGGGTAAAAGAGGTTTAAAATTAAGGGTAGACAAGAAAACACGCAACAAGAGGTACACGGCAATGGCGTACCTCAGAAGACACGGGTACGCTGCCAAGGGTAGGGACGTGTTGCTGAAAGAAGGTTCTCCATCCCCCAAAGAACACGAGTACCTTGTATTCCTCATGGAACAAGGATATTGCATATCGCACGGGGAGATAAGCTAATGGAAGAGTTCGTTAGCGTTGAAGACGTCAAGAGAGTGTTCAAGGCGTTTTGTAGCAAGGAAATAAGCGGGTGCGGTTCTGACGAGCAAGAATGCGAGGACTGCATCTTCTACAAGAAATACGTCGAACTTTTAAAAGAGAAGGCATGACGGAAGATTTACAAGAGTTAATTGACAAGCTAACATTCGGTTATTAACATGGAACAGAAGAAATCGAAAGTAACCAGCGTCGTCCAAGGACAAGACTGGGTAGGGAAACAAGGTGTTTTTCACACGTGGACCGTCCGTTTCGAGAACGGTGACGTGGGGGGAAACATGACGAAACAAGGTAACAACTGCGCCTTCAAGGTGGGCGAGACGGTTGACTACACGATAGAACCGGGAAACAGGCCGGACAGCTTCAAGGTGAAGATCGTGCCGACAGCACCTTCATCCTTCAGTGGTGGAGGTGGGGGCGGGAAAGGAAAGGTTAACGAGGCTGGTATCAACGCCAACGTTGCATTGAACAACGCCACCCTGTTATTCTGCAAGCTGTGCGACACGCTTGGACAGGAATGGTTAAAATCGGCGAAAGATCAACCGGAAAGGATCGTCATGATGTACGCTAGAGAGTTTTCAAACTTGTTGAACGAGTTAAGTGGATTGAAATAACATGATAAAAGAACTAGACGACAGGATAGAATTACTGTACAAGGACGTGATGAAGCACCCGAAGGGGAACTTCAAGATACTGTTCGATGACTTCAAGCAAGACGTGGGAGACATAATGTACGGCGAGAACGAGAAACAACCATCCATGTACGACAAGATGATGGACTTGCTCAACGCTTGTTGCCGTGCCTTCGGGGCTACAACGATGGAAGCGATGGCGGGGGGAAGGGCAGAGTTGCCCGTCCTGCGTGCCGTGACAGCGTTCATAAAGCTAGCCGATGACTCGTACGATAACAGGCACACGACCTGCAAGATTCTGGGCAGGACTAGACAATACTACTACCACTCGATTGCCAAGTTCGAATCGCTCATGTTAACCGACAAGACTTTTCGTGAAACCTATAACAAGTTGAGACATGATTTCGGAAGAGACGAGGAAACTGATTGAGGAAAACGAGGAACTGGTGGAGAAGAACCTCAAGAGGTGGATAGCCGGGTGCAAGAAGAGAATGGCAGCGTTCACTATCCCGACTGACGAGGAAATAATCCAGTATTTCAACGACAAGGGAAAGGTATGCACGTCACAGACCGTGAAGAAAATAAGGACCACGTACGAGGGCAAGGTGGAGGGGAAGTGGATAGATTCTAACGGCAAAGAGGTCAAGAACTGGAAGGGTAAGCTCGACAAGGTATGGATTCCATACTACCCGTCATTGAACAACATTTACGAGAGGTTTTAATCATGGACAGGGAATTAATCGCTAGAGGCTATTCTTACAATCATGGAGCCATTTTCAAGAAGAGGATATACATTTCTATACCCGAGAGCGAAAAGTGGCTTAAAAACGCTTACTCGCACTTTATAGGAGGTTCTTTCAAGTGGATACCCGAGTATGACGAGATTGCCGGATGGTTGTCTGACAACGAGGGAAGGGGATTATTCCTGTACGGGACTTACGGGAGGGGCAAGACGGTGTTCATACGTGACATATTCCCCCTCCTCGCCGAGAGACACGGGAAGGTTGCATCCTACTACACGATGACCTCGATAGGAGACAACCTCGATGACGTGTTGAAGAAGAAGATCGTCTGCCTCGATGACGTGGGGATGGAATCCAAGATCATGACTTACGGCAACGAGAGGCACGCTTTTCCCGAACTCATGGACAGGGCGGAACAGAACGGGAACCTAGTTCTCGTGTCCACCAACCTTAACGCGAGGGGGATAATCGACAGGTACGGGGAAAGAACGCTAGAGAGGATCAAGTCGTGCTGCAAGAGGGTAATGTTCACGGGTCAATCTTTCAGGCAATGACGAACGAAGAACTTGCAAGTAAAATAGACAGGTTGCAGGAATCGATAGACCTGAACAACAGCCTGATGACAGAATTCAACAACAGGCTTGCATCCATACAAGAATCCGTCTCCAACAAGAGGGGGAGGATGGACGCCAAGGAGATAATAAACAACATCATAGGGGACCTCATGGTCCTGTTAATCACTAAACAGCAATAAAATGGAAAAAGAAAAGGAAATAGCTAAAAAATTAAAAGAGTTACAGGAACTGGTAGGTGAACTGAAAGAGATGGGGGTGGGGTATTTACTCGTGACGTCTTTCGAGAAGAGTGTTGATGACGAGGGATTCCAAGAATTAAGATCGTCCGTGTTCTCGGATTTCAAGCTGGGAGACATGGCCCCCGCCATAGCATCTTATTTCTCGGAGAATCCTAACATCCTCCCGGTTATCGTTCGAATACTGGCAAGCGGGTTCTCTCAAGAAACGCTGGTAGAAAAGGCGAAAAAAGCGGGGGAGGAACTGGCAAGAAAAAAGAAGGAGTGGAATTAACCACTCCTTTTCTCGCTTAACTGACCCATTCACAAACCATATCTCTAAGTCTTACCACTACCGCCTGACAGGTGTAAAAATTGCATTCGTCATCGAGTAGTTCTATTAAATACATGATCTTGTCCATAGGTCTTGTTTTTTTAAATCATCTCTTCCCAGTCAATATACTTGCCCGTTCTTTTCAAGTCGGCAAGATACCGTGAAAAAGCTATCCCATCGTAACCGTCCGGGTCGTCAATGTACTTTTTCACGTACATCGCTATATCGAACTCGTTACGCAACGGCTCGGGAAAGAAATCGGCGTAAGCCATGTTGGCCACGAAACAACAATCGTACTCGCTCGCCTTCTTTACCGTCACCCCGTTCCTTTTCAGAAGTTCCTTGACTTCCTCCTTGGAATACCTATGCTTTGAACCGTCAGCGTTCTCCATGCAGCTAACAGCTAGCTCGCATAACTTCTTGGAGAAGTGAGGACCATGTTCGTCAAGGTAATCCTCGAACGTCTTGCTACTGAAATAATAACGATCCCTTCCCATCACATTCTCCGTCTTCTTCTACCACGACGCATTTCAGGCTCGTCATCGTAACGATCGTACCTGTCATAACGGTTCTCGGGGCGGGTGAAGTCATCTTCATCCTCCATCATTCTCTTGCGCTTGCGTCTCCTCTCCCTCTCCATTTCCTCTTCTTCCTCTTCACGTTCGCGTCTTCTTCTCTCCCGTTCACGACGTTCGTATTCCTCGTCATCATCGTCATCATCGTCGTAATCATCTTCCTCGTATCGATCACGTCTGTTGCGACGTCTCTCTCTTTCTTCTTCCTCCATCATCTGGCGTTTACGGTCCTCTCTCTGGCGTCTCCGGTACTCTTCTTCCTGAATATCCTTGTTGTAACCGTCTCTATTGAAACCAATTATTCTTACCATGTCTATTCTTTTTTATTCAATCCAAGTATCAACTCTTTCAAGCCCTCTATACTGTCATTAATGCCACTTACCGATTTTTCAAGGTTGGCGATCTTCTCGTCACGACTCTTGTCAACGGCAAGGACGGGGTTCAAATCCTTGACTATTTGCTCGCAATCTTCCAGTATGGACTTGTGCTTGTCCACGCTATTCAGAATGTCATTACTATTTCTCATGATGGCGTTGATCTCGTTAAGGATCGGGTCCCTGTCACACGATATGGTAATGTCATTTCTAACTTCTACCGTCATGTTCTCCCTCACCACGAACGTTGAACTAACTCCATCCACTGAAACTTCCAAGTCAACTATCTTGTCCTGCGGTTGCTGGTAAGATAATTGTCCCGGCTGTAACGGTTGGAACCTAGGGTTGGCGATACTCACCACCGTCCCCATCTTGTGTCTAATTTTCTCTCCCTTGTACAGGATATAGACTTGATACGATTTCTGTAAATCCTTGAATTGCATTGTTTCTAAATTTAATGTTCAATCACTCTCCACTGTTACTAGCGGCAGCCGTTGGCGGTACTATGTGGTTAATAGTCTGGAACGTGCCGTTACACTTGTCGTAAAAGATCAAGTAGCGATTCCCTTGCGTTATCTCGCTAGATAACATCTGGTCTCCTGAACCGTTTATTAACGGCGTCTTGGATGACGTGGTTGTCGTGCTATTAGCGGGAGTAGTGGCAATCGAAACCGGGTATCCTTCCGATCCAGCCGCCGGGGAATGAGCTATATTCAATAACAGTATCCCTGTCTTGGGGAGGGAGCGAAACTGACACGGACTAATGTTATAAATAACCTCGCTGTTAGTAGCGTCGGTTGTCACGGCGACACTTCTTATCGCCGGAATTCCTCCTTGATCCAGTCTCTGTACTGGTCTTCTAAAATAAGGTCCGTAATAATAATTCATCGGGTACATAATTTATTTTAAATTAATTGTTACATTTGCACCGGGATAGACAAGAGTAATTAACTTGTTGATAAGGAGTTTTCTGGCCTCCTTCCCATTCTTTTTTTTACTGCCAGTGTCACTTTAAAAACAGATAAAATGACTAATGAAGAGTTTTTAAAAAGTATCACCTTGGAAGGTGAAATGTGGAAGGATGTAGCCGGTTATGAAGGTTGCTACATGGTGTCCAATTTTGGAAGAGTCATGTCGTTGGGGAGGGAAGTTCCTAACAGCGATAAAAGCAATAGAATCATTCGTCCGTCTATAATGTCTTTGAATATTAAAAATGCAAAGAGAAAATCATCTATATACCAAACATATACTGCACATTTGTGCAAGAATCGTATCAGGAAGGCTATTACCGTACACAGGTTAGTTGCCTGTGCTTTCATAGAAAATCCCAACAATTACCCCTCCATAGACCACATAGATGGTAACCCTATGAACAACCATGTTTCAAATCTAAGATGGTGTACGAACACGATAAATATGAATAACCCTATCACTAGGAGTAGAATAAGTTTATCTAAAAAAGGTAAATATAACACTCCAAAGAGTATGCCAGTAGTTCAAATCATGAATGGAGAGCTGATTAACACGTTTCCATCCATAATGGAGGCAACTAGACATGGATTCACACATAGTTCTGTACTACAATGTTGTAGAGGAAAATTACACCATCATAAAGGATTCGAATGGATGTTTAACATGATGCGAATATACGAATATTTAAACTAAAAGCCAAGCATTTTAATTAAAATACGATGTAATTTACTATACAATTATCTTTTTTCATTTGTACCATTCCCCTCCACAGAACCTGCATTCGAAACGATCGGCGAGCCTGATAACGTGTTCATCCTCGTTCCTGTTAACACTACAATTACAAACCGGGCGTGTCTCCCCGTCTATCCTGTCGATCAAATCGTAATCCCATAGGGATAACTTGCCGGGGCAGGGGATGGGTTTAACGAACTGCACCGGGTTAGCCAGTACCCAGTTGTACACGACACGCTTCTTGGGAAGGGGGAAGGTGGGGGATAAGACATTAAATATCTCGTCATCATGTTCTGCCCACACCGACTCGTGGTCTACCACGCAATCAACAATATCAACCCTCCCGATGATAGCTCCCACGTGAGTCAATTGCTCTCTCACCACTTCATCGTACCCTTCTCCTACCGCTTCCAACTGTTCTTTATTGAGAAACCCTTTCAGGTTGCCACCGTATATCGTCTTGGAGGCATGAATCAATAACGGGCCACGATAATCCGTTCTCCACGTCCGGTTCTCGATGTCTTTAATCCCGTGGACTATCAACGATGCCCACGGCTGTTTAATCGTTAGCGCTTTCATCTTTCTTTCCTATTGAATGAGCTACTATTTTACCTTTTTAAATTTAAAATCTTCTATGATTTTATTTATATCTTCATTAGATAAGTTATACCACTCTCCTTTTACCAATTTGTCTTTAAACATAGTATGAAGATTTAGTTCAATATCTGTATCCGCAATGGCTAGTAGTTTTATCCTAGGATTAGAGCATTTTAAGATATTAAATCTTTGATATGGGTCATTCGATCTACCTATTTTTGTGAATTTACTCAATTCATCATATACAAGATAAGTTCTCGTAATATCTTTAGTTTCCGTATAAACCCTAGACCAATAGTAAATGTCTGCCCTAATTGCTTCACATAAATAAGGAACTAAATGATATATAATATCTAATAATGGGGGCATTTTTTTTGTATGATATTTTGATGAGTATTCAATAATCATATTCAAAATATCAACATCATTGAAATATGCGCCTCCACAAGATATTACATCATCTTCAATTTCAATATCTCCTAATAAAGATGGACGTAAATCATGTATAAGTTCATTTAATAATTCTGCAAGTAATACAGATTGTCCTCCATCCACTTCTGTAATTTTAATAATCTCGTTCATACTATTTTATTTTTGATAACATATCAGAATTATTATACACCCACATCTTAGCTTTTGCACCCCCCCCACTCATAAGCATCTCGATAGCAAGTACAGGATGTAACCACGGGGTGGGGGAGGAGGATATGAGGACAATTCCATTCAACTTCTCCCGATCCTTCTACATAATCTATAAATACTTTGTACGTTTCCATTTTATTTAATTTTTGGTGTTGCAAAACGAGTTCCATATTTAGCATCGTATATTCTAAGCATCTCGTTCCTTAATTCAGAAAACGATTTGACATATCCCATATCAATGGCAAATGCTAATTTTTTCTGTAAATCCTCAAGTTCTTTGAGTTGTTCTTTAGTGGCATTGTTTCGGAGCAATGTTTCATGTTTGCCAAAAACTATATGATTCAATGCCTTGGCTATTACCACGTAATCTACATCCTTAAATTTACTTGCAGCACGAGATATAATATTGTACGTATTACCTACTTCTATTCTATTAATGATTAACGAATCTGTCAACCAATCTATCACTAGAGCGTACAATTTTGGATTCATCTCCATAGCGACAAGTACCCATATATAAGGATCACATGTAACTTTTTTATTCTCCCTCCCCCCGGTAGTTTTATAAGCACCACAATACTTCAATGTTTTAACAAGAGTTTTCTCTTCTACCATATTCATGAACTCGTGGTATCCCATCCCCTTTGTCATGTTCCTTCTCTCTAGGATGTAGTACATTCTTTCTGCATTATCCCTAGAAGATAACACCTCGTTAACTCTTTTATCCTTCCATCCTTCATTCAACCTACCGACTGCGTATGCTTCTTGAAGATCGGTGAGGGATAAAAAACTATTCTTCGTGTCTTGCTTTATCACGACACCGAATAATTCCCTGTCTTTCGATTTCATTGTAACATTTGTCTTCATGTTTTATATATTAATTAATCTGCACAAATATATGAATTATATTTATATTCACCTAATTTTTAGATTAAAAAATATATATGTATTGTTACTAACTGAATCACACTATTTTATAAAAACGGGAATTCCCGTTTTTATCGTAACTTATTGATAATCAGTAAAAGCTAAAATTAGTTAAAATAGTGTGGTATACTTTATTTCACAGTATACCCTGAAACGGGGTACACCTCCCCTCCCCACCAGTAATGTCAGCTACCCTCAGAATTTATGAGGTCAGGTATCTAACGTCGGTTATCACGACGGCAGACAAGGGACTAATGTTTATCGAGACCCCTGCATCGGGAATCACGAGGGAGGGGTGTATCGAATCACGACACCCTTTCCGAAGCGGGTAAAACCGTTTCGGGAATAACACGTGGTCGGAATCCCGACTTCGGCTGATAATCAAGCGATATGGGAATTCCCATATCGGGCGTAGTGAAACACGACGCACCGTGAGTATCAATGACTTATCTTGATATATACAATGATACACCAAATATATACCGCCCTGCAAATTTGCATGGCGACTGATAATCAGCCGATATTCACATTCTACATATCGGGGAATAAAAAAGATACCCACCCTTGGTGGGGGTGGGCATACTTGATAATTACCAATATGAAACCAACTAACCACTCAAACTTTCTTGTGTTTGATTTTAAGCATGTCAATGTAGAGATAAAGCCTTTCTTTCGTTGGCTTGAGTCCACATCTTGATATTTTACTGTTAAACGCACTGTCAGTCTTACCAGTGATCTTCTTCGCTTGCTCATAATTTACTTTAACGTTGAGGTATGGTTTAAGTACCTCGGTCATTGCACCTATATCATCCTCCGTGATGTTGTCACAATAACCATTATCAATCATGTCGGCGAAGTGCCTGAACAATCTACTTAGATTCGTCAATTTTACAGCACCCATGTTTGAAATATAAAATGGTTGAAGTTACGGCTGATACTACAACAGATACCGAAGCAATACTCAATAATGTCCAGAACTCAATCGTGTAATTTGATAATACATCAATTAATTGTACGCCACATTGTATTAGTAAGTTGATTATTAATACCCTGTGCCATGAACAAAATCTAAATCGTTTCGACAAATGCCATAGCATAATGTCCACGTAAACGGAATGTCCTAAAACATAATCAAAAGACACCACCTCCACATCCATGAGTGATAGCGTAAGAACTATCGCTACATACATGTTTAACAGGATCGGAGCCAATTTTATAAGTCTAACCGTAGATTTCATTTCTTCTTGCTACTTCTTCTAGGTTTACCATCCCATGTAATCTTTCTTGATGCAGTTGCCGGCCTCATTATGGGTCTGCGAACTGATGTCGTTTTCGTGTTTCTCGCCATAAGCTTCTATTTTCGTTATAAATGTACGTAATAAATGGTTACCATGCAAGCCCGTTGGACTTGAAAGCGTTACCCGTGTCATTCCATCTCTTGTCATCGGCATCCTGTCTCCTAAGGAATGACGCCTCGTCTCTTAGAGCGGTTCTGACGTTAGCCGTCAACACGTTCGGGATAATGAAAGTCATTAACTCGAAAAAGTCCGCAGCCATCCGAACGGCATCTTGTTGACTCTCGGATAACGGTTCGTTATCTTGCGCCCTCTGGTATATATCCGCCATGTTCCCTATATTGTTACCAATAGTATTCACGAATATACCGATAGCCGGAAGAATCTCTTGTATTAACTGGAAACCGTTCATGCTTAGTGGAGTCTGTCCTCTTGCGTAGCTGATGTATCCCGATCCTCTCTCGATCAAGTCGTAAGTTTCAGAATCTATATACCCCTCGTTCATGGAGTATTTTGCCGCCCCCAAGAAGAACGAGTGTGCCAGGTTAGCCGCCATCGAGTACCTACCGAAGAACATTCCAGCCAATCCCGTGCTACCGTTTCTCAACATCTTGTCCACTATCTGATTTGCCACTTCCTCCTCGTCTCCATCCCCACCCGTGGCGAGCAAGTATCCCATGTACGTTGATATTGCTGGCTTGGTGATATTGTATCCTTGACTTCGTACTAACCGGCTAATTAGCATGGTGAACCCGTCATTAAATAATTTGGCGTTGCCGTCCTTGGCTCCCGCTATCATTTTCCTCCAACCTATACCCATCATCTCTACCTCTTTTATGGCGAATGATAACATGAACCCTATCCATCTACCGTTAATACTTTCCCTTGATATGTTTTTCTTACCGATCCCTATGATATTAGATACCCAGAATGGTAGCGCCCTCGTCTCGTGAGCCTGAGAGACAGGCAATATCGTGGAGAAAGATTCCTGCGTTCTCTTCACGGCATCAAGATGTGCCACCCTAAACGCCTCTCTCGTTGCCTTCCTGTATTTAACATCAGCTTGCCACTTGTCACCGTCCCAGTCCTCGCCGTTCAACTCCTTGAACCTCTTGTTAAATATCCTCATGTACATGTTGGACGAGGTTATTATATCCGGGGTTCTGATCCAATAGTCAACAGCTTTCTCGTTCAGGCTCTTCTTCTTACCGTAAGACTCTCGTGTCAACTCGCTCAACTTGGAAACGGTAGAAGTTTCCGGTAAACCGTAGTACTCGAAAGCGTCCCTCATGTTTCTTAACTGGAACACGTTCTTTATCATTGTTACCGGGTTGACGCTAATACCATCACTTATGATAGCACCACCGATGTTGGTTACCATCTCGGTAGCCATCTTGGGGACGTTAACAAGCAAGGTAACACGTGCGGCGCTAGTTATCTCTTGATTCAACTTGTTCCACATGTTACCCATCCCGTTGTTCAGGTTATCAAGATGATAAGCGCTCACCACCCTGTTCTTTATGGTACGGAGCCATTCTTGAAGGATCATCCTAGCATCAGGATTATCTCTCAACTCCTTCCCCCTTATCTCGTCATTAAAAGCGTTAACCACGCCGTTGTAAGGATGCACCACGTAGAAGTCTAGCGTTGCCTCTTCCACGGTTTTAGTTATGACATTAGCGAGGTTGTAGTCAATAGAATGTATTCCACCCCTACGAGCGTGTACTGCCGTGGGGGAGGGGATGTTACCGTTGTAATTATCCTTCGTCATCTGTTCGAGGGCATCTATCGAGCTTAAATCCATTCTCCCACCCCTGACTCTTGACGGGAAATAATTTGACTCGTAGAACTTGGGATTCGTCCCACGGAATGATGCGTTGGCCATGTTGATCTCTTTCAAGTTATCAAGAACTTGACGGGCGGCTCCCATCAAACGACGAACGGATACCTCGTCTTCCCCTAGATTCTTCAACGTGGCCTCCACGTCAACAGCCCCTTGCATGGGTCCGCTCTCGTGATAAACGTAGTATTGAAGCGCCCCTTTCATGTCGGCAGCTTCCATTGGTGTTTCCTTGACCGCCTTCTCGTACAGGTACTTGAAATATGACCGTTCCCCAACGTCTACCGTTTCGATCGTGTCTCCTATCGTGTTGGTCTGGTAATCAAGCTCCTTCATCAACATGGCGGCGAGGTTTCTAAGGTTTATACCTTTCCTTGACGTGAATATGTTGTAATTATGAAGCCTGCCCCGGGCGTTAATAGTGTACTTGTTCATGAACTTGTTAAGGGCATCGTTCCAAGGTTCAAGCAATTTCGCCTGTTCCACGTGCGCCCTAACGGTAGCCGGCTCCATGTACTTGGCAACTATATTATCGTATATCGGCGTGCCATCCCTCGTCCATAACAGGTACTCTGCCGTGTTCAAGTCACGAATCCCGAGTGCCGCCCTAAGTCTCTCGGAGTCTTGCCTGAACTTCTTGAACTTCCTGGAATCAGCCGCCCTTTTCACTTTTGCCACGATGCCGTTATCCCCCTCCATGCTGCCCTTGACATCATGACGGATCAAGTCTTCCATCGCCTTGGCGAGTTCTCTAGTGGTGTAACCGTTGTTCAAGTTATACAATGAGTTATACATCCTTGATAATTGAGCGTTGGTTAGGGTGGGGATATTGGAACGATTCTGGTCCATGATGTCAACCATGTAGGAGAGTGGACTCCCACCGGTCGGGTGTAGTAACGTGGCGTCATCAAGCTCCATGTTCACTTGTTGTTCTATACCTTCCCTCACTTTCTTGGACACGTTATTCAGGCCCATGTCACCATTCATGAACTCGTCAATCATGTCCCCTATCATAGTGACCTCTTCCGGCGTGATAGCCCCTTCCGAGGCCATCCTTGCTACCTTGTTACGTATGTTGGTTAACGACCTCATGTACTTGTTAACCTCGTTGAACGTTGGCATATCCACTAGGTTCTCTCTTATCACGTCAAGTCGATCACCTATATTTGATATGTATTTTCTCACGGAATTCAAGTTCCATCCCTTGACCGTTTCATTAGAAACTTCCTCCGGGTACCTGTCTATAAGGTAATCAGTAGTCTCGGAAAACCTGCCATCTATTATGTCTGATATTATATCATCACGAAGGGCCAAGTCTTCCTGTGACATCTTTCCAGGGTCCATGTCAAGGAGCCTGTTAACTTTTTCTTTCCTCTCTTGACTTAAAGAAGACTTGTTAACTTTCGATCTAGCTTTATTGACGTTAGACTCTCTTTCCTCCACGGCGAACTTTGCCTGTTGATCGGTAACGTACTTGTTAATTTTATTGATCAACGACTCGAATTGCGCCCTACTATTTATCCCCCTCGACAAGCTCGACATTATCGACTTGTACTGGGATTGAGACAACAACTTCTCGCTCCCCTTTATCGCTTCACGCACCTGACGAATCTTTCCCTTCAAGTCAGAAGCTCCCTTGGTGTAAGCGCTAGACGCTATCCTGTTAACCTTAGTCTTGATCCTGCCAAGGTTATCTTTTGGAGTGATATTACTAACACCAGAGGGCCTCTTTATGTAAGGAGAGTTATCTCCAAGGACGAGATCATGGTTCTCGTTGAATTCCTTGTTAGCTTGTCTCTTCTCTTCTTTAGATAACGCCTTGTAAGCGTCACTTGCTTTAACCCTCGCCCATGCCATATCCTTGGCGAAAACACCACTGGAATTCTTGTTCTTCGAGTACCAGTCAACCGCCTCGTTCATCGGTAACTTGTCGAGGAGGGGGGTCTTGCTTACTTTCTCTTCTTGTTGCTGGAGTGTACTTTCAGTCCCGTCGACTTCTGACACACCGCCCACGGGTTCACTTTCTTTCCTGACTTGCTGTTCTGTGCCTTCACCTTCCGAACGCACCTCTCTAGTTTCGCTGGCATCTTGCTTAATTTTACCTTGTTCAACATTATTTTCTTGGATGGGGGTGAGGGCATCGTAATCGACCACCGACGCGTTACCTTCCGCATCCTCCACTTCTATCTTACCTTCTTCCACCACGTTTTCAGTGGCGGTAACTTCTTTACCATCAAGGATAAACTTGTCTCCTTCCGCCTGGAAATTCTTGTCATCCATGATCTCGTTGTAATTTTCAACCAGTTCCATGTTCTTGTACATGGAAGTGTACTGGAAATATTTTATGGCATCATGGGCAAGGTCTTTTCTCTTCTTCACCACCTCCCCACCTTTCGTTGCCTCGTCATAATACCCGTCTATCGCAGAGTTTATCTCGTTGGCTATCGCCTCGTGACGTCTTTCTAGCGTTAAAGTACCGTCATTCATTAGGTTATCTATCTTCTCCTTCAAGGCAGAAGGTAACTTCTTCCCGTAAGAATCAGACTTGTAAAGAGTCTTTCCCATGCTGGGTTGTTTACTTATGGCGTTAACACCCAACCCGACGGCCCCGAATCCAAGCGACATTAACCCTATCGAGTACACCATGTTCAAGTCTTCTGGCTTGTATATCTCTCTGGTGAGATACCCTGACTCTCCCCTGTCTATCGCCGTGAAACCGCCCCTTATCAAGTCTCCAACCTTTTCCTCTCCCATCTCTCCTATCGTCCCGGCAACCCACCCGGAGAATCCTCTTTGACCGTAACCGGCGTAACCTCCACGATACATGAACTGGTCAAACCCTCTCTTTAACAAGTTGCCCCCACCCCGTACACCGGTAGCTTTTGGAGCTTTCCCCACGAAAATTCTTTCCGTGAAATTCTCGATCACGAGGTCGTAGTAATTATTGAATAGCGCCTCGTTTACAGGCATGCCGTTCGCCACGTCGTTACTAACACGAGAATAAAACGTGGGTTGAGCGAGAACCTGAACGGACGAGTCGAAAGCGCTTTTAGCGACTCTTGACGACAACTTCCCGGCACCTGACGCTATTTTGGTGCTAGCCACCTTTGACGCCGCACCGGAAACTGTCTTGGCTAGAGAGCTGGAAGATATGGTTTTAACAAGATTGGTGGCCGTTGCTTTCGACAACAACTTGCTAGCACCAGATGTTAAAGCCGTTCTTACCCCTCCCGTCACGGCACCTGACATGGCGAACTCTACCATGAACCCGACAGACTCCCCGGTCATCTTCCCGATGTCAAACCATTGTCCAGTTTGTTCTCCAAGTACTTCTAGCGACCTTGCGTTCACGGAGAAAGATTCTAGCAAGTTTAACTCTTCCGGTGTCATCTCTTGCATGGCTATACTAGATACCATGTCGTTAAGTTTCGCTTCCTTGACAGAAGATTCCATCATCGTGTCGGGAGGGATAACCTCTCCATCAGAGGACAGGTAAGAGGTGTTCGATCTCAACTCTGGATGATCCTGTAACACCCTGTTATATATGTCACCGAGTTTATCGTTAACCTCTTTCATCTTGCTATCCCTTCCCACGTTACTCATGGTCATGGCTATTGCGGAGAAATGATCAACGATACCTTCCTTGGCCCCGCTCAAAAACTGGTTACCTCCCTCTTTTAACTTCTTGGCTAGGTCCAGATTCTTTCTCGTCATGTCATTGAACAACTGGGCGGCGTTCATGGAGGCACCCTCTTTCTGTAACATGGCAAGTGCGGCTATACCTCCCGCCCCCGGAAGTCCAGCACCTATCGCCACCGCCTTGTTAGCGGTCTCCGCTCTCTTCTTGGCACGTTCACCGGAAGTTTCCTCGTACACGGCACTCGTTTCCGCCGACACCTTGTTCAATTTCTTGTACATCTGGTCTATGTCAGGAGCGAGGTAATCGGCATCCCTCGGGTCCATGTAAGTTCCCTCTAGCATCACCCCGTACCTTTCAAGCTCTTCTCTAGGCACGACGTACGTCTTCGAGTCCGGGTCATAAACCATGCCGACACTATCAGCCACTCTCCTTGCGTACTCGTTTAACTCGTTTTCACCCCCCTCTCCCAGTTGTATTGATTTCCTCGTTACCCTCTCGGTGAATAGCTCGTTCTTCTGGAAGGGGGTAAGTTCTCCTTTCGACTTGTACCAGTCTTCCACGGATCGTATGGAAGTGTCAAGACGGAATTCCTGCCTCTCGTCGTATCCTTCCGGGAGTAAACTTTTCTTGACATCATCCGTCATGTAATCCATCATTGACTTGGTGTAATTAGGGTCCACGACGTTGTACTTGTCAAACAAGTTATTCATGGTATCCTCGGTAACATCCCCGGCTGTTCCACCTAGATTGATTGATATTTTCTCCATCAATCTCGTGGGATCACCACCAGTTGACTCCCATATATCGTCAACGTCCGTGTCCGTTATTCCAGAAGCGTCCATGCCTTGATACGTGGCTATATCCACGAGTATATCCTTGTACAATGACTTATCAACTTTTCTTCCGTCATTCATGGTCATCTATTTTAATCCATTCACGAAATCGTTAACATCTCTTTTAACACCGGGAGCGCTAGGTGCGATCATGGTACCGGTGTTATTCCTGTACCTGTAAAAATTCGGGTTTGTCTCCATGCCGTAACTACCTCTCGTGTATATGCCTGTTAACTGGTTTAACGCCGAGTTCAATTGTTCTGCGGCAGATTTTGCGGTACTAAGATTGATCTTCGCTATCTCGTTTCCAGTTGCTGGGTCTTTTATCACTAGATAATCACCCATGTAACCAGACCATAAACCACCGTTACTCCTTCTTGATTCAATAGATATTACTCCTGAACTCTTGGCTCCAGCTATAATATCTTCCACGTTTTTGACGAAATCATCGGGTTTATAGCTTTCAGGAGATGATAACGTGGTGGACGCTAGCTCTTGCAACCTGGAAACAACCGGGCGCATCCTGTTATAAACCGGGTTCTTGTTTTCATCCCTCCCCGCTACCGGTTCGACACGGGGGGAGACGTTATAATTGTACCAGTCTCTCAAGTCAATGTCAAGGATTTTCTCCTTGGTTTGAGCGCCTGAATTATAGTAATTAGCCAGTATATCGTAAGCCCTCTTCACGCTAGACGGGTCGTTAGCATCAAAATTAATCGTGAACGGTTGATCGAAATTAACCGGACGACCCTGTTTCTTCTTGCCCTCTCCAAGGAAGTGGAACGTGGTGATGTCTCCCTTCGCCGTGATGTCGTTCAGTTGAGCCTTCCTGTTCACTCCGTTATCATCAATGTAGGCTGATGATTTATTCCCGACGAACATTTGAATCGCCTCCTTATGCCCGTTAAAGGCGTTGGGGATGGCGTCCATGACCGGTTCAATGAAACGGTTGTCACGAGAACCACCCCCGTAACCCTGGTAGCTCGGGTCTTTCTGCAACGATCTCTTGACATTCTTGTCGGCAGCCATCGCCACGGCGTTAACGTAATACGCTCTAGCCTCTCCAGGCGTGTTCCACCTTCCTTCTTTCACCCCCTTGCGCATGAACGGGTCGTTGTCGTAGTTATTGCCGAACCTCATGTCCCAAGCCTCTCCGGCACGTGTTCTTATGTCCTCTATATTACTGGTCTCTATATTCGTTATCGTCCCATCGGGATTTCTCACGAAATTTCTTATCACTGAATCACCCACCGCCTTCGCACCATCATCCAGCATACCTTGCAAGTCAACGTAAGGTTTTAATTTACTAGACAATTTAGCCTTCAACTCCGATGGAGAACCTGTCGCTATCGGCCTACCCTTTCTATCGTATATGGTGTAGTTTAACATCCCGTTTTGATACCACATGTCAATACTATCTCCAATACTGTAAATACCGGTGCTTTTCTGTTTAACACCATTCTCCCCGGCAGACATGATAGCGTATCCTATGTCGTTTACCAGATCGGCGTTCATGACTTCATCTATACCCCCCTTCCCCGTCTTTGCAAGGTCTTCAAGAAACCCTTGAAAATCTTTCATCTGGTTGGTGTAAGATGCGGCCTTGTTCTTCATGTCACCGATCTTTACCATTATCTCTGACTTGCGAGTGGGGGTGATAAGCGGGTTCGCAAGTTCCCTCCTCATGTCAGCTATCTCGTTCTGGGTATGCTCCATCAATATCGCTATACTGTCCCTGTCGAAAGCCTGTGGTTGAAGGTCTAGCGCACCGGTAGCCAGCTTGTCAAATTCCTTCAAGTTGGCTTGTAATTCATCTTGAGCCTCTTTCGCTTGTTTGGCATACAATCTTTCTTGCTCAAGCTCCATAGCTTTTAGTTGCATCCCCATGTTAAGGGAATTCATCGCAGTTTGCCCGAAATCGGCCTCGATGGGTTTCACTCCCATGTAAGCCTCTCCTGTATATTGATTCGCCATGTTACTTCAATTTTAACGTTGGTTGGGGTGGCATAACTGATGTTACTGGTGTACCGGTGCTAGTAAAGTTACCTAGCTGTCCTATACCTAGTGAACCTGTTGACGTCATGGGGTCAACGTTCTTCCTCCTGGTCAAGTCAAGACCTGATAACATCCCACCTATTGATTGTAAACCGCCTAACGCCTCTGTCATCCCGGCGTATTGCCCCTGCCTTCCTGCCTCGTACAAGGCACCGTACCCGGCAAGTTCCCGTTGTTCACGGTTCTCTCTAGCCTGGAACTCCCTGTTCTCCTGTTCAGCCGCCATGATGGCTTGCTGTTTCTGTAACTCGTACAACTGGTTCTGGAAGTTAGCCGCCAGTTGTTCCTCTTGAGCGTAAGTCTGCTCCTGTATGCCGGGAAGTAAGGACAACCCCCTCGCCCCGGCAGAGGATGCCTGTTCTGAATAGTTAGCCGACTCTTGCTGTACCCTCTTCAATTGTTGAACGTACTGGTCGGTTGGAGTGTCTACCGCCATGAGATAGTTGTTGAAATCTATCTCTTGACGCTGGTAGTTGTCAATGTTCTTCTTCGCTTCTCTCGCCTGTTTCGCCTCTTTCACGGACTTGGCTACCCCTAAACCCGTTGATGCTAGCGCCGTTCCGGCAAGGATGATAGATGTCGCTGCTGCCATCACTTTAAAATTTTAATCATTTGAACCATGTTCGTGTCACTAATCTCGAAACCACATTTCTTGAGGCCGTTCACGAGACCGGCATCGTTAGAAGTGGTAAATATCGCTTCCACGCCCGTTGCCCGCAGCATGGATTCTAACTCTTCAACCAAGAACTCTTTCGCCCCCCTCTTCCGGGAAACGTCGATCTTCTTGCTTGTCAATAACCATTCTAGCCAGCATATTCCCGTTCCTGTCATGTACACGAAAGCCACGTACAACGGGCCTTCATCGTCTTCCACGATACAGCCAGAAGATGGAAGGAAGGATGGGGGTACTGGCTTCCACCCCCACTCTTCCCACCATTCGCTTATCATGGCATGATCGGACGGTTCGTAATTCCTAATTTTAAATTTTCGATTCATCTATATCTAGTTGTATTGATTTAACGAGTAACTTCTCTTTGTCAACGCTAAAGTACGAAATTATTTCGAGATATTTCCCCCTGATAGCGTCACCGTTAACCCCGTCATCAACCTTGACGTAAAGCACCTGACCTTCCTTGATATTCACCGGGTCTTCAAGAGTTATCTCGTCATCGTTTATCTCCTTGATGCAAGATACTTTTTCCCCGTCCTTGAACACGTCAAGCCCGGTATCCACGAGGTTCGCCGTGTAAGTCCTGAAAGTGTCAAGAGCCTCCTCGTCTCCAGCCGCCACGTAAAGCAATACCGGTTGAGACGTGCCTTCCGCCTTCGGGATGAACGATTCTAGCAAGTTCTCCTTCTTCTTGAAGTAAGATTGATCTATCGTTCTCTCCAAGTCAAACGTCTTGAACGTGGTGGTGGAGGGTGGGGTGTTGGATTCCATTACAATGCTATTATACACCTTGTTTGAATCCATGTACTCGTTGTTCACCATGTGAATCTTGCTCGTGACGGTCTTGCCCAGTAACAGGTTCTGGTATCCCGGTTCCCCTCCCATCCTTCTTATGATGGTATCCCTCGTGGAGAAACAGTAAGCGCCGGCTCTAGCCATGAGGTCAGGCGCCATGTCGTAGAATGACGTCCACCCGTCAACCGGCTCCATGAAGTTCACGCAACAATCTTTCATCCCCACGATGTACGAGGATGTCTTTGGATCGTAAGCGCCACACTTCACCCCGCTCGTGGTTAACTTGTCGTGGAAATAGTTAAGCATGCCGTAAGAACTGACGGGGAACAACCCGTTGATACTCTTCCGTATCACCTGACCCGTGTTCGTGTCAACGAAGAACCGGGAGTTGCCGTAACGTGAATAGGTCTCGTAGTGAGACATCCCGTAATCCTCGGCGTACTCTTGTTGCTCGCCGAAAGTGTCTTCCGACTTAGCCACGATCGGGCTACCGGTGGCGGAATTAAGTATATTCTTCTTGTACATCACCCGGCTGCACTTGTTCCTCTGGTACACGTCTATATCGGAACCTATGTCATCAATCTTCACTATCTCGCCGTATTTCTTGGAAAGATCAGTGTAATTGATCAGGGACTGGTTGAACGATGCTAGACCGTTATCTTTCGTGGCCTCCACGTACGGCTCTGACACGGTAAGAGACGCGTACCTGTCCTCCCGGCTGTAATTATCCGATATGGCGTTCGGTCTTCCCAGAGTGGTGAACAACGTCCCGTTAGAGAACTTGTTTATCTCTCGTGCCGGACCGGTGGTAATCATCACGTCCCCGTCACTGTCTAGGACGTAGGAACCGGCAAGTCCCGCCGCCACGTCATGAATGCCGGGTATTTCTTGATAAACCACGGTATCGTCCTTGGTCTCGTACATGATAAGGTAGAACACGGACGTGGTCCATCTCGATTCCTTCTTGAGGATGTCGTCTTCCGTGTACCCTTCCTTGGCGGATGGCTCTATAATCAAGTAACGACCGTTGGGAACGTCCACCTTGTCAGGGTCTCCCATGTCAACCTTGGTACCGTCTGACAGCGTTACAGATAATTTTCCCGGTTCTCCCTGCACGATCACCTTGTCTTTCACCTCGAATATGTACCCTTTCGTGGATACCTCGGTGGCTATCGTCTCCATCTCCGATACCAGTTCTAGCTTGTCACCGGGGGTGGGGACTATCCACGGCATGGACGTTATTTCCAGGTAGAACTTCCCGTTTATCACGTAAGCGTTATCGAAACCGTCGATCACGTCGAATAGCACCTTCGGGTTTCGTCTGGCGAACTTGAACTTGGTCGCCCATGACGGGGCCTTCCCCTTCACGATAACGGTTGCCACACGACCGATGTTAGCGGCGTCAGCGTTTATCCTTGGAACGGTCACGTCAACGGGAGCCAGCACGGGTGAACACCTCCCGAAGTCATCCATGAAGATGATACCGTAACCTTGAGTCGTCCCGGTCTTTAAAGAGTACGTCGTGGAAGTGGTGGGGGAGTTGTTTATCTCCACCATCAGGGACACGTCCGTGTCTATGTCGAAACCATCAACGTACCCCCCGAATAGCAGCGAGTTCTGTATTATCATGCAACTTCTAGCCATCATGGGGACGTTATCGAACAACTTGTTCACGTCCTTCATCGGGATTAGGGGGTAGTTGCCGGAGTAAGAGAACTTGTAGGTGTAGTCCACGTTATCTTCCAGCCCCAGTTTCTTCTTGTCTATGGTTTTCACCTTGTACATCCCCTGCCCCGTCTTCATGAGTATCTCTATCTTCTCCACGTGTTCGTTACCTGTGTTCACCGTCACGTTCACGGCGGAGGTGGCGTTACTGATCTCGTTAAGCGTCTCGTTCGAGTACGATCCACGCACGTAAGAAACTGACGCCCCCACCACTCCCTCGTGAGAGTAGTTGTTTATCTTGGTTATCGACAACCCGTAGTTCTGCGAGGCGAAAAGGTAAGCCGTGTTACCGTTGATGGCCGTCACGTAAAACGTTCTACCGTCAGGGGACATGGACATACCGGTCACTTGATAGTTCTGCGGGTCACTCACGTACTGGGGGGTAACCTTTGACATCGTCTTACCGGAGTCTTTCGAGTAGTATATGGTGTCAACGGTCTTGCCGGCGAGGGCGAAGAACTTCCCGTTAGAAGAGCAACACATGAACTCGTTGACGAGGGAGGTGGATACCGTGGTGAAGTTCTTCCCGTAGTTCTCGGATACCAGCGTGTACTTGTTGTCGGTATCGAAGTTCTGGTTACAGGATACGTACACGACGCTACCGTCAGAATCGCATATAATCTTCACTCCCCTCGGCTTGCTTATTATGGATATGAAGTCATTCAATTTCACTTGAGTGAACGTGCCTCCTTTCCCGTACTCGGAACTGTAAGCGAACTCGCTCTTGTACACGACGTACACTTGCTTTCCAGAATCCGACATGCAGAAACCTCCCTCGTGCCGGTCACCGTCCCCCACGAACCCTTGAATCTCTGACAGGGAGTTATCGTTCTTGTTGTACTCGAACAGCATCAACTGCCCGTTATTACTTCCAGATGCACCATGAGTTCTAGCGTAATATATTTGATCACCAGCCTTGTTGATGTCACCACCGTCGTTCTTGTTTTTGAACATGTCACCCACCACGTCGATAGCATCAGCGTTCGTCTTGAAGTGAGTGAAATACCCCCTCCCCGCCGGGTCCAGGTAATTATCCGTTGTACCCGTGAACGCTATAACACCCTCCGAGTGAAAGCTCGTGTCGTTTGCGTCAAAAGACCTCGTCTTGAAAGACTTCAAGTAAGCCTTCGAGAAACTGGTGTTAGGTAACGACATGGAAAGCTCGTGAGAGGTCCAGTACGTTTTCACGCCAGAAACCGGGTCCATGTAGGAGTTAACGAACTTGACCTTGTCCTTGTACACGTAACACTCTACCATCATGTCGTACTCTACCTTTTTCGAGTCCTCGTCATCAAGCTCGGACGTCGAGGTGGAATAAGGACTGATGGCTGACGTCTCACGGGTATCGTAAATGTAGCGAGCGGCGAACAACGGGTTGATGTTACGCATCTCCCCCAGCTCCGATTTCTCGGCTATCTCAACGTCAACGGAGAGAGGTGGACGTTTAACCAGCTTCATCGCCGTCCAGTCATAAAACTTGAAGTACCCTCTCGTCTTGCTGGTGTCTATCTCCACCGGCTCGTTGGTCATCCAGTCGTGGAACACCATGATGTCGTTAAGCATGGCGAACCCGCTCACCCTCGTTTGAAGGTTGAAGGGGGTGACAAGGTCCTGCGTGAGTACCTCCGGGGTGGAATCGTAAACGAAGGTGGTGGGCAGCATCTTCATCGCCCTCGCCTCCATCTTCTCCATGTCCACCTTGTAGATCGTTCCACCGTCATACGAGTCTCCCTTTTTCGGGGGTATGTCGAAACGGAACCTCTTGATAACAACGCACATGTAATGGTTGGTCTTCGGTGCCAGTTGAAGCCCGAGGAAACCGTACACGTACGCTTGATCCTTGTCGTACTCGGTGGACGTCCAGTAGTAATTACCGGAGCCTTCCTGCTCGTTCACCAGTGGTACCGGTGCTGACAAGGCACGAGCCGAACGGGTGGTGGGGGTGTCCTCTTGGACCTCCACGGCGGTACCCACCCCTATGTACTGGTTGTTGAACGTGATGATGTCTTCCTCCCTCTCGGAGATAAGGAACTTCCACGTCTCCTCGATGTTGTCTATCACGTCCTTGATCTCTTCCTTGGACGGCACGTACCACCCGAAACCTTGATTGTAGGCTTGCGTGAACACCGATTGATCGTCCTTCTTGTTGTGAAGGAAACATATCGTGTTGCGTAGACCGTCTTCCTCCCGCAAGGTGGATAGCTGGTCAACGAGGACGTGGCTTCCCTTGCCGGTAACGGAATCGTATTCCAGTATAGAAAAACCGCCTTGCTTGAGGGCGGTGAACAGGTATATCTTGTTGTTGTACTCGTACATGCCGGCGGTAACCGATCCGGCCGTGAACAGTGGCTCGTCGATGACCACTCTCGTCCCGTCCATGCTCTCGATGACACCGGAGTTCTCGTTATCGGTGTCTATCACACGGACGTTTCGAGCCTCACGGTATTGCCCCTTCGGCATGTAGCGGGGGTCGATGTCCATGTTCATCTTTCCCCCCGAGAAATCTTGTATCACTTTCATAAGGCTCTGAGTAACGCTTGAATAATTTCCTCTCTCTTGAAGTTCATCTCGAACTTGGCGTCCTTGTAACGACGGTTCTTCTCTGCCTTCGCCCGTATCTTCTCGTTCATCGGCACGTTACGCCTTCTCTCGATGATCCGCCAGTATATGTCAGCTTCCAGGTACTTCTGCAAGTACGGGTGAACGTTGATCTTCGTGATGTCCGTCAGGTCCACGTTTGACACGTAGCATATAAGGATACGATCGTAACCCTCCGGCACGTCGTCGAAGGTGAGGGTGTTATCCCTGTAATCGAACTGGTAACCGTTCTTGCTAACGAGGAAAGAGTTGTGACGGCACGGCAGCATGCACTCGGCTGACTTCATCCCGTTGAGGTCAACCCCCTTCACGATCTCGTAGTCGTTGTTGTCTATCATCGTTTCTTCCTCGTTCGTCAGGATGTTCTGGGCGGCGTACACGTCATCGTTCTTGAGCATGTACGAGTACCACGTGTTGATGTTATCGTTGTAGAGGGCGGGAATCTTGTACCCGTCGTGCAGGAAGTAGATGGCTATGTAGTCGATGAAGTCGTTAGGCATCCTGAACTTGCCCACGGCGTTCATCTCCCCCTCCGCTTCCTTGTATTGCTTGTCACCCACGTATCGCAGTTCCTCGACCGCTCTCTGGGCGTGTTTTATGACCAGTTCCCTGCTGACACCGTGAACGTAACTGTCCGGGTCAGTGGCGTCTATTAACACCGAGTCGATAATATCTGTTAGTTTAACGTTCATAAATATTGGTCTAAAGATAGCCACAAATATTTAAATTGTGGGAGGAATTGAACCACTTTCCTTTTTTTATATTAATAATATTATTCTT